GTCCGAATCGTTACGAAAAAAGGAGCGCAATAATCATTGCGCTCCTTTTTCATAGACACTTTCACATCATGGGAATCGTATCTTCGAGAATCTCCCGAAGCGCCGCTCGGCCAATCGACTATTTCCAAAACAAGCGGGTCGCCGTTCCGTCGGCATCGGCCAACATCCCAGGAACGAACGCCGTGCATCTACCCTACAGCACCCCGAACAAAAATGGGATGTGTCCGATGAAATAACAGGACACCTCCCATTTAAGATACAGAACTATAATCGGCAAAACCAAATGCGACGGATTTCAGAACCAGCTGTGACTTTTCGAGGGTTGAGTTCGCTCAAAACGAAAAGCGACTGAAATTTCGCACACGCGCCGAATATATGTAAAGCAAATGCATGATCCGTTTACATATTACGGGAAATATGTAAAGCGAATCAAGAAAACACATCGTTCGAATGGCGTTTGACTACCGCTCGAACGGTTTTTTATTTCAAGATGAATCAATACCAGCTCCATTTATTCGCCTAAATACTCACCCTCGAACAGGGATGCCTGTGCCCGTTCCTCGTAGTTGCAGACCATCCACTCCTCTTGTCTGCGGCGATTTGATTTCGAGGCACTGATCGTCCTCTCGATACGATGGATAATCCATCCGTTCTTCCGGGCATACCGGTCGATCATATCGAACGGGAACATCGTGAGCATAAACTTTCCCTTGACGGTTTCGAGCAATTGCAAGAGTTGCTCCATATTCTGCTCGTTGAATGTATCCTCATAGTGTCCGCAATCGGAGTTCACATAAGGCGGATCGATGAAATGAAAGGTATCGGGAGCATCATAGCAGGCGATCACGTCGAGAGCATTTCGGTTCTCAATAGTCACTCGTTCGAGCCGCTGACAAAGCCGCTCTGTGAACTCCTCCTTCGCGTTACGCAGTTTCTTGGTCATTGTGCCGCTGAAGTCATATCCAAACGTCCCGTCCATCATTGACGCAAACGACATTTTACAGAGCACCCATACGGCCCATGCCCGTTCGACGGGAGTAAAGAACTGCGGATAAGAGTTGATATGCCCGGCATGGGCGTGTAGGTCCCGGCTGTGTAGTGTTTTGTTAATCTCGTGTTTGAGGTCTGAATAGTAAACTTGCATACACCAGTAGAAGTTTGTCAACTCCATGTTGATGTCATTGATGATTTCAGCTTCGGAGGGCCGTTTGGCGAACAAGACGGCCGCACCGCCGCAAAATGCCTCTGTATAGATCTTATGCGATGGGATCAAAGGCAAAATGTGCTTGAGCATTGTCTGCTTGCCGCCATAGTAGGAAATAGGGGTTCTCATAGTTTGCTGTTTTATAAAAATTAGTATCTTTGCGTATCTCATCTACATACCAGCCGTTTCCTGTACAGGGAACGACACAAAAAATTACTCGCAGCAGGAGGCTTTATCCCCCGGTCGCTGCGAGTAATCGTGCATTTGTTGGTATGTAGGTGAGATGACTGCTAACAAACCGGGGGATTCTTTGTGTCCTCCCCCGAAGGACTTTATTTGTCAGATTCGATGCTGACCGATTCTACTTCGTCTTTTACTTTTCTGCCGACAACCGATGTATTCCATACATGGTCCATCGCAGCTATTAAAAATTCTTCAATTCATCTACGACTGTCTCCAATGGCGTTTCTCAAATCTTTGTCCAGGTCGTATGGTCGGTATCTCTCTTATATACATACCCGTTTTGAATACGTAATCCGGCTTTTCCGATCAGGACCTCGAAAATATCTCCTGTGAATACCGCGTAGTTGCTCGATCCTTTCACAACGGCTACTCCGTTGGGTGCAATCAGGTTCTTGCGGATGTCGGTCACGAAAGAAAAAGTAATCGCTTCGACAGCTGCGGATGCCGCATTTCCGAGTCCTCCGGACGAGGATGCTTCCACTGTTACTTTTATATAGTAGTTGCCGGGGGTCGTAAAACGATAACTAATGTTCTTGTTGATCTGTATCGATACCGTGTCGTCATATGCGGAAGATTGCCGGAATATCGTGTCGGTAGTATCGGCTGTCTGGTTGATAATTTCGATCTTCACGCTTCCTCCGCTCCGGATCGTCCCCTTGACTTGTGCCGACATCTGCACCTCCGCGCCGCATTTGAATTGACTTGAGTTTCTGGAATCCGAGGCGAAAGGCTTCGTTTGAGAGGTTATGACCGCCACATTTCCCGTTGTTTGGCTCGACGGGACTTTGGAAGAACCCAAAACCTGGCTTACGCTGTTTATGTTGTTAGTAGTGAGTATGATCTTGTTTCCGCTTGCGGTCGCATCGCTCACCTCTACGGAATTGTTTTTGACCTGCAGGATTCCGACGGTTCCTTTGGTTGCGTGTACTTCCCCGTCGGCGTGTACTCTGAACACGGCTTTTTTCCGGTTTGTGTAGTCGGCTCCCGACCAGAAGGGCACATCGTCTTCCTGCAAGCCGCTCACGCCGGCCGTCACGTCGCCTTCAGCATTTTTCAGCAACATCACATTGGTCATTATCAGACCGCCTTTCACCTCGGTACTTCCGTCTTCCATAGCCTTCTTGAGGTACTCTGTCGATTTGATGGATTCGTCTATCGCGTCGTCGATCAAGTCCGACATGTTGCTGCTTATTTCATAATAATCGGAGAATACTTTTCTGAACTCGGTGCCGGTTATCTCGGATGTCGTACTCATATCGGCCAGCAGGGGCGTGAGATAATCTTCGAGTGCCTGGAAATAGACCGTAAATGAATCCGTGGGGACATCATACTTTTCGGCATTCGCCATGATGCTCCAGTATTCGTTCTGTATGCGTACCCATTCGTTGGCCACCTGTTGTTTATCGGAGGGTGTCAGGCTCGAATCCGAGGCAATGTAGTCCACATCCAACTTCACCTGTTCGATCTGCGCCTGCACATCCTCTTCGGCCGTGATATACCCCGTGGGGGCCTTGTTGCCTTCCGTAAGCTGAATGTCGTAGAGATACATGGAAACACCTTTGCCGACATACATGTATATCTTCTGTACCACACGCGAAGCATCGATGGTGTGGACCACTTCATATACTCCTTCCGTTCCCGCCGGAGGAGCGGAAAGCACTTCTTTGGTGCCGTCTTCGTATACGATACGGAACGTAATTTCGGCACCCTGCTTGATTCGGGCTTTGAAGACGTACGGAGTATTCGGCTTGTATTTTATCTGGCCGCCGAAACAGTCGGGGACCGTCGAAACCTGGGAGGCGTTGGTTGCGGCAAGCCCGGCTTGTATAAGTTTGCTCCAATTGACATACAAATATGCTCCGTCCGCGTCCGCCCCCGAAGTTACGACATCCGTAACGCCCTCTTTGACACTGTTCCATTCCCGGATAAATTGTTTAGCGATATAGTTGCGGGCGCCGAACTGAAGATTCGCAATCTCGTCTTTGGCTTCGTTGGCTGCCGTATCATCGGTGTATTTGGATGCTTTGTCCCAATCCGAGCTCTCGAAATTGCCCGTTGCACGGGATTCGATACAGCGCATGATGTCACCACCTTCGCCCTGCGTCCAGATGTCACCCACATCGTAAGGTGTAGTCGGTGTTACGACGAATACACGACGTTTGGCATCAGCCGTGTCCTGCGCCCGCGCCGCCTCTTGCAGGGCCTTTACCGCATCGCTGTCGGCGATCGGCGTCCATTTATAGGTTCCGTCCTCTTCTTTTACCCACCGCCACGATTTGCCCGCATCGGGGTTCGTCGTCTCGTCGCTCGATATGGTGAAGTGAATCTGCGGGTATTCCGCCGGAGTGATTTTGGCATTATCGGTTTTGCGGATGACAAAAGCTATGTAGGGATTGTCGCTTCCGACGGTATAGCTCTGGCTCCATACGTAACTTGCTATAACCGCTCCGGATGACGCTATCGGATTGTAACCCATCGTATAGCCTTCACCCACCGACAATACGGCGCCTTTGGGTATTCCTCCGACCGGAGTTTTGAGCCGGATGCGGGTGCTGTCGGCGATTTTGATCTGATCCCAGGTCTTAATGCCGTCGATATAGGGTGCAACGATGCTTCCCTGCTCCCAACAGCCTGCGTCCGTCGGGTCGAAATTCGCGGGCAGCGTATTGGTGAACGTGTCGCCGATATGGTTTTCCTGCTCGCCGTCCGCTATCCATGTTTGGGCCGGTTCATTGTAAAGCGAGGGGGTATAGGGATAGAACCAGTTTTCCACGACACCGTCCAGCCGTTTGTTGATCTCGGACAATTCGCCGGGCAGCGTGTTATCGATGTAATCCTTAGCCTGCTGAGCTTTGCGATCGGCGGAATTGGCAGTGGCCTGGGCTTCGGTGGCCGTCTGATCGATCTGTTCGATGTCGAACTCCTTCTGGAACTGTCCCGTCGCGGGGTCGTAGAGCTTGCCTTGCTTCCAGCCTGCCTCCGGGGTGAATGCCACGCCGACGCCGTTGTCGCCGACAAGCCGGAACAGCTTGCTCCGGGTGTCCAGCAGCGCCTTCTTGTCCAGGCTGCTGATCATACCTTGCAGGTAGATATTATCCAGATAGGCCGAATAGCCCGACATTTGGATCCCGAAGACGGAGAGGTTCGTAAGGTCACCGAACTGTGCGGCGATATTCTCGGCCGTAAACTCCCAGTCGCTGACATTGCGGAGATAACGCTGGTAGGTGCGCGTCGAGTAGCGCGAGCTCTGCCGGGCGGGATTCGTGAACGATCCGTAGGCTACGAAGGTCATCGATTCCATCGGATCGATCTGCTTGGTAAAGGTGGCCGACAGGGGGCGCAGCTCGTAGCGGAACCGCTCGTTGCGGTCGCCCAGGACCTCCGTGATACGGAAATAGACCGTTGCGAAGCCTGCGAAAGAGAAGTTGCCCCGGCCGTCGTCGGAATCTGCCGTCGCATTGTTCGACGGGTCGAAGTCGTGGAAGATACCCATGCAGATATCCCCGACAGCTACGGCGCCGATCTCTCCCTCTTCGAGTTTGAGCGTTACGAGCTTCTGCTCCTTGTCCACGCTCTCGATCACCCCGGCGCCCGGAGCGCTCCAGTCGTCCCCGACGCTGATGCCCACACGGTTGTACCGAAGCTCCGGAACCTCCAGAAAACGACGGATGAAGAGGCTCTCCAACTCGCCGGCGCCTTTTTCACTTATAAACCCGCCCACTCCGGTAATACCGGAGGCATATGATGGTCCAAATTGTGCCCCTGCGTTGAAAGTCATTCTACCTTTGAACGTATCGGGTGCCTGCTTGTTGGCAAACTCCCATATTGCCCTTCGTGCAGAATAAGCATTTGTATCGGTCGGGAAAGTATTATCGTATCGGGTGATTAGATATATAGCCGCTCCATTCTCCGCAATGCCTATACGTTGGGAATAGAGCGATGCTTTCACGTCCGATTCAATACTGCCCAGGCGGGAATAAGGAGTATTGTCGCCTATCGTATAGGTTGCGATGTACTCGTTGTATAGTTTTTTTTCATAACCTTGAATCCGGGAAAGACGACCGTCTATACCGAATTGAGGACCCATTAATCGTACAGCCTGTCCTGCTTCGTAGTTTTTTTCGTTGTGTGTACAATACACGGGATTCGTTTCACAGTCATAGACTGTCGTGTCGCTGCTATGTTTGGCAGCATAGGAAGTGCCGACCTCAAGAAGTTCTTGTTCTGCTTCGTCTATGCGTTGCTGGGGGAGTTTGACGCCTGTGAGTACGAAAGTGTCAGGCCCTCGGTCATCATCTTTTCCACGAGGACGCATGTTTTCATTCGGTATAATCTGCTGACTTTCGCCGGACGTTTCGACTTGGGCGATGATTTCAAATTTCTTGTTGAATCCGTCTTCGGGTTTCCAGGTCGCGGGGTCGATATTGTCGCCATTGTCGTCGATAAGGGCGAGTTCGAAATCCCAGCCGATCAAATCGCCGCTCGTAAAATGTGCCCCCAGCGTTTCTCCTTCGATTACGTCTGAAGGTAGAAATGGCGTGTCGTTGCATACCATGACGTATGCCTTGTCGGTCTGCCCTTCAATGATTGTCCGATCGATAGTTTCTACCGAAGTGACGGTTTCCGTGTTCTTCGGGTAGATGTCGTCGAAAAACACTACGACTTCCTTGATTTCGTTTTTTGTAAGTCCGGGACGTGCGTCTATGTATTGCTGCCCATCCGGAAGCCGTAACCGGACTTCGGAAACGTGGTTCGTTACGCCGCCCTGTTCGGATTGTCCGTATTCTTTCGTCAGGTTGCGCGTGGAGCCGAATACATAGAAACGGGTCCCGTATTCGGAATCGTCCCCTTTCTTGGCCGGGATGCTTTTGACGACTTCTCCGCGTTTGAATGTTTCCGGCGTTCCGAAGTTCAGTTTTCCGAAATGCAGGGTTACGATACTGCCGTTCTCCTCGGTCCACCATTCGACATCGAAAGTCTCGGCAATGGATGATAAGGCATCCCAACAGGTATCGCCATTGAACGATACGAGCTTGTTGGTTTCCGGATGTTCGACATTTACACTTCCCATCTGCCAGTTGTTTCCTCCCAGTGCCTTGTTCATGTTGGCGACGATGAGCGCCCCGAAGGATGCCAAGTCTGTCGTGTTGTGGAATACAGCTTCAGGATTATCGCCTCCCAGCCAGAAGCAGATGAAATTTTTCATGTGGTTTTGCTGCGCCTGGAACTGAAGCGTGTATTTGTAGCCGCCGGTTTTGTTGTCGAAATCCGGATAAACCTCCGACATGATTTCGAATTTGCGGCCTTTGTAGGTGATGTATGATCCGAGGGGGAAATCCAGCGGGGTAAGCAAACTAAAGGGGAGTTCGATGTAATAATCCCCCATAAGTGCGTATTTGATAATGGCACTCGTTGTTACGGGCGCATCGTATATCGCTTTACCGGAAGGGTTGTATATTGTCATTTCGTCGATATATGTATCCTGTGCCATCACAGGGTCGATACAAAAGTGTGGGGTTTCGGCACATTATGCAAGTAATTTTAAGAAAAAATACAGAAAAACGCCCCGGTCTTTTGACCGGGGCAAGAGGGGGTTGCTTCCATCCGTATTTTAAGGTTTAAGCCATGAACTTTGCGGCTTAACGATTAGACGAGCGTTGTTATATGCCATCTTCAATGTTAAGCATGTGCGCGCTGTATAGGTATTATTCCCTATTTTATGCGTGGCTAAAGCTAAATCCGGATTGGGTGATCCAGGGGTAAGGCATAAGGGCAACAGAAGTTGTATTTTCCCTTCGTAATACTGGGGGACAGCTATTTTGTAATTTGACCTTGCTTTTTTTTGGGCTTCATTAATCGCGCCAACGAGTCTTCTGCGCATTTCGTCTGAACTCAGCCCTTGCATGTGTGCAGGAAATCTGTCCATGTTGTCCGCAATGATATGGTCGATTTGAGGGACTACCCTGCATTGAGGATTGAAAATCAAATCCTCGGGTTTCTGGAAAAAATCAGCAATGTCCGGAATATTATCGCCGAATTTGCTAATTAGCTGAATATCGCTTTCCCTGACAAATGCCTTGAAAACATAAGGCGATAAACCTTTCTCGGCTACATCTGGCCTATTGTTGCGTTCAGCAAGAGCAAATATGCTTTCCAAATTTGCAGTTACAAGTCCAGTATTGAAACATGCAAAATTGTTATCAGAAGAAAAGGATATTTTATTTTCAGATTTAATTTTGCGGAAAGTATGTTCGATATAACTTTTCAAAATGGAATATTTGGCTTGCGTAGCATCTGAGAAATCCCATGGTTCCGGATCTGCTATATTATTCGCAAGATATTCAATAGATGCGTCATAATTAGGGAACCAACAAAAGTCAAAAAGAGCCGAATGAAATTTTTTCATAAACGTAAGTTTTTTATATTGTCAATAAATAAAAAGACCGCCATGTAATATTATGACGGTCTTATTGTATCCTTTATGTTCGATATTCGTGGTTACGGATAGACCCGTACGTCTATATTTCATTATATGATGCAAATATAATACACGTTTTTTCGAGGTGCAAATTTTTTGCCAACTTTTTAGTTGCACTATGAAAACGTAGCCGAATACACGTTTATTGTCCTAACGTATGGAAATGATAAAGAGCGAAATTCGTAAGATTGGAGAAGAACTGCAATTGATTTGATAAGGATGGGGAGGGGCTAACGCATCATTTTACGATGAATAGCAGAAGCGAGTAAAAGGCTGGGATAGATTCCCGGCCTTTCCTATTCGCGTGCCGCCCGATCTGCGGGGTTGGGTTCTCGGAATTTCACTGCTAATTTACAGGCATTCAATCGATAATTTTCAAATTGAGTGCTGTTGCTATATAAAAGATTATACGTATTGCCTAAATCCGGGACATATAGTGTTACGGTTCCTTTGTGTAATTCTGCAACAAAAGCAGCATAGTTAGATAAAAATGCCTCTTGTGATGTTCCTTTGATCAAAAATGTCAATGTTACGTCACGTTCATTTACAACCGGTGAATCCGGAACAATAATATCTATTCCGTTTTGTGTTGGATCGTCATTTTCGACAAATTCTTTGAGAGATGGAGGTGTAAGGAGGGCTGCATATGCTCCTGAAAGCATGGCAACTCCCATTGTAGATAACGGTTTGTTATTTATAGTTACTTCTGTTGTTGGCATGTTTTATAGGTTATCAAGTTTTCGATTTATTGCAACAAGAGTTTCGCCCATTGCAGGCAATATGCGGGTGTATGTTCGAATATCTGCGACATTACCATTCAATTGAATCATAATATCTCGGATGTCGAAAGTCACATTACGCGTATCCATATTGATCGATCGAAGCAGCTCCATACCATTGACAAGGATGTTCATTTTACCTTGCATGTCAGTAAAGCGACCGTTGAGTTCGTCGCTTGTGTCTTGGGACATTGCCTGAAAACCGCGTGAAGTAGCATTCTGGGTAGATGCCTGATTGTCGGATAGCAGAGAACCTGCCCATCCATATTTATCATCTAAATATTTTTGTAAGTCATCAGCCATTTTATAGGCCTCCTCTTGTTCCTCGGCTGAAAATACCCCATCTAACCAGAACTCTTGCAATTTCTCGCGAATTTTCTTCATGGCTTCGGAAGATTGTATGGCAGATTTAATACTTTCTATTACCATTTGACGCATCATATTCCGAACCACATCTCGTGCGGTTCTTGCCCGATCTTCCCCGTTTGCCCATGCATCGGCGTAAGCTGTTGCGAAATTATCAATTGCAGATTTTAGATCTTCGCCAAAAATTGCATCTAAGGCCTTTTCCTTATTTTCTTCTATTTGTTTATTTATCTCATCAATTTGATTTTCCCATTCTTTGATTCGTTCTTCATCCGTGTCTTTTTTACTACGCTCTTCTGCTATTTGATTTTGTATCAATATTTTTTGCTGTTCGAGTAATTCATTTTGTTGTTCGATAAGTTCAGAAGCATCTGTAGAGTATGCCTCTTCAACGGCCTCCCCGAGTTCATCATATGATTTTTCGAGAGCATCAATTTGATCTTGTAAGCGCTGAATGTTACGTTCTTTTCGTCGATCTCCGCTGAAAAGGTTTATCAGGCTGGTGATAGCCGACACAGTTCCTTGAATGCCTTGAACAATATTTCCAGATGCGAATCCACTCACAGCTTGTGCTGCTCCGCCTACAGCACCTGCAATGTTGTTAATGGAGGCCGTCGTGTCTTCATCTGCTCCCAATGCTGACGCAATAGAAGACACACCGCTTATCGATGCAGCAACGATGTCAATTGCCTCCGCTACTGCTTGCCAGGCATCTTCACGTAGCTTTACAGCTCGAAGATCATCCCCATCTGCAAGTGCCTTTTTATAAGCCTTGAAGTTTGCCGAAATACTTGCGAATGGATTCTTCCGAGTGGCTATATCTGCTGCTTGGTCAAGTTGATCGGTTACTGTTTTCAGATTGATAGGGTCGAGGTCGGCATCTTGGAGCAGTCTGTTTATGTTGTCAATAATACGCAATATCTCACGGCTCGACAAGGCGTCGAGGTTTTGGAACAGATTAATCCAGTCATCGGTTTTCATCAGTTCGTCCACCTTGATTTGTCCGATTTCCTCTGTTTCATGTTTGTCGATTTGAGGAATAAGGTCGGAGCGGCCGTTCTTTGTTGCTGTTTCCCTGTCTTTGGCGTGTTTCTCGCGTATCTTGGCAATCTTATCCTCCATCGTACCGTATTTCTCGACAATGGTATTTAGGCTGGCCGCAATTTCCGCTTGGTCGATCTTGATACCCAAATCGGTCGCTTGCTCTTTGGTGATATTTCCAGCCTTCAGAGCATCTTCTACCCACTTGCGGAACTCCTCGTATTTGTCTTTTATGCCTTTGATGCGGCGATCTTCTTCCGAGAGCGTGTCATCGGTGATCTGCTTGTATATCTTGTCAAGCTCTTGGGCGTATTTCAGTTCTATGGCAGCTCGGTCATCGGCATTTTTTTGCTGAATATTCGATTGCCTTTCCTGAAAATCTTTTGTTTGATCTGCAGTTATGATTCCACCCTGCGCGGCTTTAAGTTTCGATTTATCCTGCTCGAGTTTGTTCATTTCCTCTTTTGTGCGCAAGTCTATTTCGGCCAGCTCTTTCTGCTTGCCATCTTTCAAAATATCGATGCGCGATTGCTGAAGGGCTTTATCATTGGCGAGAATAAGATCGGATAGCTTTTTCTGGGCTTTGGCGGCATCCGTCACCGTTTTGCCCGAAACGCTGTATTGTTTAATTTTCGAATCGTATTCGGCGATTTTGGCGATCAGCTCATTCCATTTCGCTGTCCCTTTCAATGAAACGTCCATCGCTTCGAGAGCTGCTTCCGCCTCCTTCTTCTGTCCTTCCCAATAGGATTTGTTGCGATTGGTTTCTTTTCTGTCTGACCGTAGGGATGATATTTCATTTTGTTTGGTTGCGATTTGAGATAGATTCGACTGTTTAAGCGACTGATAATAATCTTCGCTCTCACCATACAGAGGAAGCAAATACGGGGCTTCTTTTTGCTTATTGCGTGCATTCTCAATTAAACGGTCGATTTCTGCGTTTTGGGCTTTCAGCTCGTCGATATTGCCCTGCAATGTGGCAATCTTGACCTCCGCAGGGGCAGCGTCCCACTCGGCGGCTTTTTGTGTTTCTTTTAGTTCATAGAGCTGTTTGCGGTACTCGTCCAACTCAGCCTCTGCATTTTTATAAGAAAGACTAAGTCCGGCCATTGCTGTCCTATCACCGAATTTCATAGCATCTGCTATCGCTTGATCTAACCTTTTGACCTTTTCGAGGGCGGCATCATACTGCTCTTGCAGATTGTTCTCCTTGCGTGTGTCGTTGATGTCGTTGAGCTCCTTTGTAAGATCGATAAGCGACAGGAGCTTGATTTCCTCCTCGCTGTACCGCTGCAACAGTTCGGGGTAGAGACGTATCAGCTCCTCGTAGGCTTTGCGCTTGGTGTAGGCCGTGCTGACCTCGTCCTGCATGGTCGCATGCAGCTGCTCGGCCTTATTCTTCTGTTCATCGAGCTTCTGATTGTAGGCGTCGATGGCGGCGTTTACCTTTTCGTAGGCTATCTCCTCTGCGGATTTCGCCGTGATAATCTTGTAGAGTGTGACGGCAAACGCGGAGGCGGCCGCAGCGATCAACACATAGGGATTCTTCATCAAAGCCGCATTCAGTGCCTGCGTCTTCTTGGTCAGCGTTCCCATTACGGTTTGGAGGGTGGAGAGACCGAAAGCGTGGGCGAGCGTTACCGTCCTGTGTACCCTTTCCGTTGCCGTCAGGACAACCAGAGCCGCCTTATATGTACCATAGGCGACGACAAGCTGGGCGACAATGTCCAGCACCTGATTATAGTTCTCGACGAGTGAAATCGTGCCTTTGAGTGCACCTGCAATGATGCCTTCTTGCGACTTGCCGAGGTCGTTGAACATCATGTCGAGAGCATCGCCGAGATTGGAGATGAGGCCCGTAATGGTTTTGGATTGCTCCTGCATGAGGTTGTGGAACTTCCCGCCCTCGTTCGTCATGCTTTCAATAGCCTTCTGCACCTCTGGAAAGCCTATTTTGCCTTCCGTGACCATCTGTGAGATTTCCGCGCGGGTCTTGCCGAGTTGCGTTGCCAACTCTCCCGCGAGGTCGATGCCTCGGCTTTGGAACTGCATTACGTCACGCGTGTATAAACGCCCCTGTACGGCCGTCGTGCCGTACAACCACGTGAGGTCTTGCAGGTTCAGTCCCAGACCGGCCGCAACATTACCGAGCCGAGTCAGTGTGTTGGTAATATCCTCTGCTGCGAATCCATATGCGAGAAGCTGGCGGGCGCCGCTGGCCACGCCTTGCAGGTCAAACGGCGTTTTGGCGGCCAGTTCGACCATTTGTGACATCAATGCATCAGCCTTTTCTTTACTTTGGAGCAGAGTTGCGAAGGCCACTTCGAGCTGTTGAAACTCGCCACGAGTTTGCGCGATTTGTTTCACCAGCCCCGCAAGCGACACTCCGACGCCGATTTGTCCGAGGGTGGTAGCCAGGCGACGCATTGCAATATCCATACGGTCGGCGTCCGTCACGACACTGGACGTTACGGTTTTGGCCGTTTTCTGAAGTTCACGGAACTTGCGAATTGCTTCATCGTTATCTATGACTACGGTAAGGTTTATACTCATAATACGATGACGGTTTTATCTTTATTGATTTCTACCTTTGATCCGCTGATGTTCACGACTTTTATTACGGCATAATTCGAAGCGTTGATTGTGGCCGAGGCTCCATGCATAAGAATGACAGTGTGGACGAAATCTACTCCCGAGGCTTCTATTTCAGCCGACGTATTGCCGACTAAGCAAATGTATTTTCGCTTGTCGAGCCTTATGCATCCGCAATCCACATACATGTTGCAATCACTCACTTCGTTTTTGTGAGCTTGAAATATTCCCAGCGGAGGGAAATTGTTTTTATGGCAAAATTCAAGTCCTTGTGGCGTAAAAAACAGAGAGGTCAGGGAGTGAAAATTTTTCACTTTGTCCAGTCGTTCGCAGGCGCCGAGTGCGGACGCGGATTTTAGGATGTTGTCAAGCATATAAATTATTTCGTTTGTTATCGTTTGCCTCCTGCCATCAGAAGAAGTGTGTTCATTGCATTAGGATCGTTCATGTCAATTATATCGGGAACTTTTGATTGTTCATTGTTGGGAATATTAGTTGTTGATTTACTTTTACAATCCGTTTTTAGAGCGTCGGAAATCATAAGCTGTACGTTAGCCCATGAAATCCCCCAAAGAATATATTCAAGAGTCCAATGATAGCGGTTTATAAGATTATCTATTTGTCCCCAGATACTGCGCCCTCCGTAGTGGCTATCCGCTCCGCTGTTGTCGTTGGGGAAATCATTACCCGCAGCGTTCTTACCAAGCGAATAGCGTTCATAAAATCCGCGTAGTAGGATTGAAATACGATGGTGGACAAAATGTTTGTAAGAGCTGTTGTATCCATTGTAGGGGACCAGTATATAAGTTTTGTCCGCTCTTTTAGCATATCTTCGATTTCTTGTTGCGTCCGAAGTGTGGCGATAGCGATTATTTCGGCCACCTCTTTTGATTTTTCGGAGCATATGGTCCACATACGTTTAACAGCACCCTCCATCTGTTCGTCGTCGAAAATCAGATCAAGGTCTATTAGTCGGCGACTTATCATCGCGAGTCGTCCGAGTTGGAGGGGGTATAGGTAAAGGGTTATTTGTTCTTTGTCATTGCCTTCAATCTCGAACGATTCAATTTTTTCAGTCAGTGTGTCAAGTGCACGTTGTTCTGTAAGGCGGCCGACTTCTTCTTTTTTCATATTATAAACTATTGTTTTTGCTCCCGCCCCGTCCTCGAGACGTGATGCAAGTCGTCAGCTTTCCAGCGGGATAGAGAATTTACAAAACGCTCTTGGTATATTCCGGAGTTGTAATCGGCCACCAGGAATAACCACCTTGTTCCGGAGCTAAAACTTTCGCAGATACTTGAATTTGGAGCGGGTCGGTTTTATTGATTCCACCACCCAATGTCGCTACATATTTTAACCTTGCAAAAGCGATGGAGCCTCCACTTTTGGAATCGAATACGAATGCTTTTACTCCTTCGTAAATCTCGCCTTTTGCAGGTTCTGTAGTTCCGAAGTAAAATTCCATCGTGTCGTCGTCAAAATCTACGACATTCCAAGTAACTTCTTTTGTGCCTGTCGTTTCGTCGATTGCAGAGTAAAATGGGTCTGCTTCTCCTTCCCGATAAAAATCATTACTGGAAGGTATCGCGAAATTGGTGGAAACACCACCATTATAAGGCTGACTGATTTTGGTGAAAGCCTTCATTAAGTCGGCAGCCTCAGCGTCTTTTACTCCTTTCGGGAGAGGATTACCTGCATGAACGGCTTTCAGTCCGATTATTTGTCCCATGTTTAATATTTTTTAAGTTTTACTTTGAGGTTTGAAAATGTGTAGGAGATCCCCTCCTCACTAATAAGAGTTTCATCGCTCACATCAAAGAACCAGCGTTCGTTGATAGGGTAGTATCCTAGTGAATCGAAAGCGAGACGAGTTAGTTCGTTCAGACGGTTGCGATCGGGGTAGCGTTGCTCTTCACGACCGATTGTCGGTGTTGTGTCCGGTACATAAATGTTTACATTTACGGTTGCCACCTGCGAATCTCCGACGACATTTGACAATGAGCCTACGACGATAAATTCTCCCGAAGGATTATTCGGGTAGTGGTCCGCATACATCATCGGCACGGTCTTCCCTAACAGCGAATCCCGGATGCGATCCCAGACGAGTTTGAATATTTCCGTAGAGGTCAGGTTCATCGCTTTTTCGATTTTAAGAATCGAGCGAACTCCGCTTTGAGTTTTTCAGCAGTAGATTCCACCCAGTTTCCCGACCCTTCGAGAACGTCGAAACCTTTAGCCTCGACATATTTCGCGTATTCCATACCGGCTACCCATACGAGATATGTTTTGTTAGCGGGAAGTTCACGGGCGACAGACCGGGCATGTTCAAGCCCTTTGGCATGAGCTTCATCGGCACCTTTGTTCCCTTTAGGATTGCCGTCCGGTCTGACACGGCGGTTATACTTGAAAGATTCAGCAATGATTCTTCCGTATTGTACCACAACATACCCGATGGAGTTGCGTAGGTTACCCGTGTGATCGGTATAACTACCGTGTTCGCGGGCGTACTTCACCACTCTTTCCCCCAACGCCGACAACCATTCTACAGCTTTTCGGTCGTACTCTTCTTTTGCTCGCGCAAATTCAAGTTCCACCTCACGCCAGTTGGTACACTTTACAGCCATAATCTCGTGTTTTCGTAACGTTGTCCGCTTTTGTAGAATCCCTGTACCGGATACGACGCCGTGTCCTTGTCTTTCGGTTTGGCCTCAGTGCGGAGCGAACGGTCGAAGATGTTGAATCCTCGGCTGTCGAATATGCGTACTTTCGTCCCGATAGGAATTGGCTGTGTATCTGCAGGCATCGTAACCTCGAAAGAGTAGAGGAAGGCATCCCCGTTTTGCCCTTTGATTTGCTGTGCTCGTCCATTCTGACGGGCATTGCATCGTCCGATGACACGCCATTCATGCGCACCTTCGATCCACGAACCATCAGGATTTTGCGAGGCGTCCTCCTCGTACCACATTTCGAGCGTATAGGGGAATCTTACCATTGGTCGGAAATGTCGGTAATTTTCGATCGAGTATCGAACTCTTCGGCAATATCGTCCAGCCCGTTTTCCTTTGCGATATGGAAAATGCGCTTTTCCAGTTTGTCCGTGTACGACAATGAATAGCCCCCGTTGCTCTCACTCGCAAGAACAATGAGATTTCGCAGAATGGCGATTGTGGCTTTTGCCACGCTAATTTTATCGGTTACCGTATAGTCTGCTTGAGTGTCTATTCCCTCGTCAATGCAGGCCTTTTCTTTGAGGAAAGGATCCACATCGTAAGGATACAGACTTGCCGATATTGCCTCGAAAGCAATAATATACAATTCGATACATACAATATAAATACTTGAATTACATTTAATTATGTAAATATTTTTCGAATATTATTTATTATTGCACATTCAATTTGCATACAAACTCCAAATATAATGACTTTTTTAGGGTGATATGGCGTTTGTAAAGGGACCTGAAAAAAGGCGGTGTTTTCCGCCTCCTTTCATTCATATCCCTACCTCCACCGACGACGCTCATACCGTTTGCAATATGCGGCACTTTTCAGCGTCATTCGGCGGAGATGTTCACATAATTCCGCCGCTGTCATATCGAACGTCTGTACGCCCTCGGTTGTAATATCATCACGTCGTCCGCCTCTCCGTTTTTGTTTTGGCCTGTCTTTGTCCATATCCCCCCGTTTTTGTATCTTTGACTTGTCGAGAATCAAAGAATCGGGGGAGTAGCTTGCGGGAGGCTTCCCCGCTATTTTCAACCATTTTTCACCCTTTTATCAGGTTGCATTCCAGCCCATTTAAGAGCACATTCTCGTAACTGTTCATCTGTGAGCTTGGGAAATAAATCCGGCTTGTCTGTTATCGCTTTGTGTTGTGGGCGTCCGTCGTAATCGGGCAATTTTGCCGCCCATTCCATTGCCGCGCGTTTCGCTTCTTCCTCTGTGATATTATTCGACATATTCAAGTGCTTCAAGATTGACATCGGACACTTTTCCGTCCTCTGTCAGATATAACAAATTTCGATACCCGCCGCCCTCTGCGCCGATTCCCGTATGGATATATTTGCAGTCGGAGGCGAACGTATTGAGGTTATCGATAGCCTGCTTTACCGCCTCGCAAAGAGCCAACGCCCGCCCGCGTTTTTCTGTTACGGCGATAGTGTATTCATTCTCTTTTTCTTTGATCCACACATCTGACAGGACCACACCGTGTCCGTTGATTGCAAACGCATTCAGTTCGAGCGGATTTGTCGTGCCAGCCCCGACCGCACGCTGAACGATTTTTGCAGAATCTTCGATAACCCCCAATAAATGCACATTCGCCTCCTTGATTGCCTTACTACGCATATACGGTATCCGTATTCTTTTGCTATCCTCTCGTGCAAGCCTGTCGGCGGCGCTTTTCGTTTCCGCGCTTTGATTATCGGCAAGGTCTTTAATCACATTGTCGGAAATCTCTAATCCGGCAGTCCGGAGCTGTTCGACTGCATTCGATAGTGTAGGTAGCGCCCGTTCGTGCTTGGATATTAAATCCCTTAATCCTTGTTTTTTGATTGATTCCATATCTTTTAAGTGTTTAATATTCGCTTTCAAGTTTCGACAAATATTCTTTGGCTTCTTGCGGCGTAAGCGTGCGAGGCGGTAGAAGGTTTTCCCCGTTCGCGCCCGTTATTTCCTGTCGCTCTACATACCCTCGTTTCTTGCCTCGTGTTTTGAGGGTGAAGATGATCGCCGTTTCGGAGGGCTTTTCGATCCAGCCTGCAAACCGTTTTTCTCCGTTCTCGTCTATTTCGATTTTCGGCACGCCTTGGATCAGCGTAAATAAACGGCTTTCGGACAAATCGACGAGTTTTTCCCTGGCTTCATTAAACACGGACGCAAATTCGGGATCGCTTTTAAGCCATCCGTAGAGCGTAGATCGCCGAATGTTTAACGCAGTGGCGATGTCGCCTGCGATACCTGCTTTTGCTTCGCATATTTCACGAAAAGTATCGATCGCGGGCTTTTTGCCTCGAAGGTTATTTTTTTTAGTGTCCATTTTGTATAGTTTTATAGATTATCAAGTTTCTTATATCAATCACGGTATCTGCCCACATCGAATCCGTTAGCCATATAAAAAGGCGATTTTATCTGCGGTTCGCTTATCATCGCCCCGAATACAAAGGGCCGTGCCGAAACCGAAATCTGAAGAACTCGGATAGCGTTCGTATTTGTTTCCGTCCTGGTCTTTGGCTTTGGGTGCCTTGAACACTTCGTAATAGGTCAGGGCGTCGGATGTGGTGCGCTTGTAACAGTACATCCCGTTTGCCTCGTTATGGGCGATTTTTACGAATTTATCTCCATACTTGGTAAACTCATCCCGCAAAGGCGGGTAAAATATCTGTTTTTTCATGGAGTGTTTATGAAATTTCGATTTTCTTTGCGTTTTGGTATAACTGATCCACCCGACAAGAAAAAGCCGTCAAATCGGCTGTTTTCAGAACGGGCCGTTTTGTTCGTCGGTCGGGGTTGAGGGTGTCGTATCGTAGTCCGTTATCCGGGTCAGGCTTTCGTTGTGGCGGAAATAGATTCGGCCGGTCGCTCCCTCCCGGTTCTTGGCGATAGAGAATACCCCCACGCCCTCGGACGGAATAAGCCCGTATTTGGCGGTGTCTATCGTTTCCTCTTTCCGTATGGCCGGACGGTCGATAAAAATCACCATATCGGCATCCTGTTCGATCGCTCCCGATTCCCGAAGGTCTGCAAGTATCGGTGTCTTGTCGGCTCGCTCCTCAACCTTGCGGGAAAGCTGGGACAACAAAATGACCGGCACGTCGAGTTCCTTTGCCAGCACTTTGGCCGCCCGGCTCATCTCGGCTACTTCCCGCTCGCGGTTGTTGCGCTTGTCAGAATCGGGGGCCGTCAGCTGCAAATAGTCGATAACGACCATACCGCACCGCCCCTGCCGTTGCAATGCCCGGCACTGCGCCCGGATAGCGGGCATCGAAATAGAGGGGGTATCGATTATCGTCACAGGCAACTCGCTCAACCGGGCCGCACCCGGTTCTATGCGCTGCCAATCCTCGGTACTTACCGCACCAGACCGGAACGCCCTCGTATCTACCCCCGAAGCCCCCACCAGCATACGCCCACCGAGCTGCGTCGCGGGCATCTCCAGCGAAAAGATACATACCGGAACACCGGCCCCGGCTGCGGCTTGTGCGAAATGAAGCGCAACGGCCGTTTTACCCATCGCCGGACGTGCGGCAAGGATAACCAGCTGACCGCCCCGCCAACCGCCCGTAATACGGTCCATACAGGGCAAACCGGTAGATATTCCTACGCATTCGCCCCGCTGGTGGGCCTGCTGGCGACGTTCCAGGTCGGTCAGCGTATCCTGCATCACATCGCCGATACTTCGGGCCGAAGCGATCCGGGCGACATCGCCGGTAATCCGTTCAATACCCGACATCGCCCAATTCACCGCATCGGGGTCGGTCTGGGCTTTGGCTTTAAGTTCCTCCGCCCAGAGGATCAATCGGCGCCGCATATCCAAATCTGCCAATATCCGGGCGTGATTCAGTATCTCGACACCCGATCCGACGTCCTGCGTAAGGGTTGCGACTTCCGACAAGGGGATCCCAGCCTTTTTCGCTTCCTGCCCAACCGTAAAGAGATCGGGAGTTAATCCCCGGTCATCGAGCTTGCAAATAGCATCGTAAATTGCCGCATTTTGAGTGTTGCAAAATGCCGTTGAGGTGAGAATGCCCCGCACGTCGGCGACGTATTGCGGTTCAAGCAGCAGCGCACCCAATACGGCCCGTTCAAGTTCGGGCGCCTCTGGCAGCTTCAAGGCGTCCGCCGGATCATTACAAATCGTCGTATATTGGTTTTCTCTCATTTTGCTGTGTGGGTTTAGGGTTATTAAATTCGGGTTTGCGGCGCATCCAAATTCGGGCGGCAGCTTGCCAATCTTTCATCTGGGATTTACCGGACACTTTCCAACCGTTAGCCGTGAAATGATCGTAAAAACATTCCGCATCGTTCTTTGTCCCTTCGATCGTCGAAAAATAGTTTGTAACTTCTTCGAGCGGGGGAGCAACAAACGCCGTGCGTTTGCTTGCGACTTTGTGCGGCTTGTCCGCACTTTCTTTACTCTCGTTAGAGAGTTTCTTATCTATATTCTCTTCTATTCTGTTCTTATCTATTCTATTCTTATTGCTATAAGGGTCCCTATTAGGGGAGTTAATAGGGACCCTATTTTCAACCCTATTTCCCCACCGTTTCTCTGCACCTCTTTTGCCGCTTTCTATGGCGATATTATGTCCCTCATCCATTGGTTGCATACGACGTTTCAACCCATTGGAAAAGAATATTTTATCCTCGATAATAACAAACAGTCCAAAATCGAATACAACGCGGCGCATTTTTTCGGGGTCTGTGCGATACTTATAGGCCGCTAAAGGAATATTCGCCAGAGGATAGGTATAGTCGGGCTGTGCTCTTAAAACTTCCAGCAAGGCCCAAAATATACCGTAACCTTCCATCCCCATCTCGAATATTAACCGCTCACATTTGGGATCATCTTTGGCGGTATATTCGTGCGGGAAATAGTTGCGGTTGCTATTGCTTTTCTTTGACATTATTGCACCCCTCCTTTCCGAATAAAATACCGTTTGAACCGGCCCCCGTGCACGCCCTCGCACCATTCATCGGCAATCGGTACGCCCTTATGTCGCAAATCGCGGATCGCACTGCGAGGATCGGACATCCTCAACGCCGCCGAAATATCTGCCACAGAACGAGGGATACCGTCGGAAAGAAGATTTAATACCCGCTGCTGGTGATACCCCCACGTAATTTGCCTGTCTTCACGCCGGTTGATGGCCGGCACCCCTGCACACTCGCTGCGAGTTGCAAGGTTTTTCCCCGCCTCCGTCATATCCTCAACCTTGATTTTTGGCACTTTTTGCGAGGTCTGACGCACTTTCGGATCGTGTCTTGATATGAGATGCCGTTTGCCGCTCTATCCACGCTAAAAGGGCCTTTTTCGAGAAAACAAGCCGGGACCCTATTTTACTGCACGGGATTTTCCCTTGCAGTTTTTTGGTGTATATGGTTTGAACTGTGATTTTACAGCCGTTGTCGTTCAAGAACGCGGCCGCCTCTTCAATGGTGAGATAGTCGTTTTCGATGTTTTCCGGTGCCGTAGGTTTCTTGGTGTAGGCTTCAAAGGCTTTTGACACGGCCGCCTCGATAGTTGTCTGCAACTGTTCGGGCGTTGTTACGATAATTTCTGTCATATCGTGTTCTTTTAGTTATCGATGCAATATTACATCACACTGCAAACGTCGCGGGGTTCGGCACATTTTGCAAGCGTTTTTATTGTTTTTTTTGTTATTTTTTCAACATTTTATCGATATTCTCAATAAAATCGGATTATCGCCACCTTGCCCTATCCTTGACGTATTTTTTGCACTTTCTTACTTCGGATGATTTCGAGAATCACCCGATCGCCGTCAAGAACCAGCATCCCGTGCCGACGGGGATCACCGCCTTTGGTGCGGTGTTCGGCCTCGCATTCGGTGCGGATCCGGACGCAACGGAAACCTGCGGCCTCGAAAGCCGATCCGATCAGCGTTATATCTGCTCTTTTATTCACACACATCTTATTCATAATCTTTGTATTTTATTTGTTTATTTCACGTTCTAAATTAACTGACGGATCGAATATCAAAAATTCGCCGTCTTTGGTCCATTCGCGGATCGTATAGCACCCGCTCGGCAGGTAGGCCGCCCGGTGGACGGCCTCGGCCTCGGTGGGGAATAACCCCAGCCGATAGCCGTCAAAAGAGAGTTCGTAAATCATTGTGCACCTCCTTTCCCCTCATTCAACACTTCGTCAATCATATCCCGCAGACGGGCAAGGTCATCGTTGTCCATAGTGGAAAAATCATTGCCGCCCAAAGCGAGATTCCACGTTTCGGTGTCACCGTCCAGACGGTAATCGTTCGTTTTCATCAGTGTTATATCTGTCATCGTCGTAGTTGTTATTCGGTTGTTGTATTCTGTTCGATTACACGCCCCATAAGGGCGTGAAGGGCTTTTAACTCCTCGAAAGTAAGGGGATCGCCTTGCAGTACATCATATTTTCCCCAACCGAGATAATAAGTAATTTCGGGCGCTTGCCCCGCCGCCCTGTGAACCTCGTCGCGGTAAACCTGGATATTAGCAAGGTTACCAACGGTTTTATTCTTCATCATGATCGTTAGCTGTTTAATGGTTACAATTTTGGTCCAAGTCGGACATTAGAGAATAATGCAGGAAAAACTTCTCCAGCGTGGAGATTATCACATCGAGTGAGCGGTTCACCTCGCAGTATGGATCACCGCGTTTCGGGATGGATTCTGTAGGTGCCTTGTTAAATGCCGCGTACAATGTGTACGCCGCATCTAATACAGACAGCCATTTACGGGTGTTGGCGCTAATCGGGAGAGTTTGAATATCGCCCATTTTGGGGCGATGGATTCCGTCAGATACGACGGAGACGGCGGGCACGGGCGTGCCCTGGTTTTGAGTGTATGACATTAGATTTAGGATAAATAAAAAAGCCGTCATTAGGTGTCCTACGCTCTAATGCAAGCGCTGGGGCGTTTCCGCTGCCCACACCATAGACGGCAAACTGTGTGTATAAATAACTCATAGCATTAGAATTTAGGATAGTGCAAATATAGCCCTTTTTCTTGAAACCGCAAGGGCTGGGGCGGGTTTTAATATACCGTTACGAAATTCTCTACCTTGAACGAGCGCCAGCCGTCGGCCTCAACGTCGTAATAACGAATCGTTAGAGCGTCATTTGGTCGGCCGGTGCCCTTGATCGTGGCCGCCACTTCGTGCAACGTACCCGCCGCCCTGCGTAATGTCCCGTCGGCTTTCTCATAGGCGAATCGAACGACACCCGCCCGCATACGCTGCGTCAGGCGGTAAAGGCTCCAAGCCTTGACAAGGCAGATATTGAAGGTCTTGCCCGTTGTCCGGGCAATTGTCCACGCCCGGCGCATAATCATTTGTAAATCGTTTCTTTTCATTGTTTGTATTAAATTGTTTATTTAACTTGTTTTTCGAGTTTGCGGGGCGGTGGTTGAGTCTGCCCCGGTTCCCCTCGTTAGTTTAACAGCACTTGCAAAGCCTCTGCGATTTCCGGGTATTCGTTCCCTTGTTCATCCCATACGGCCGCTACCGTCGTGCGCTCTTTCTCTATTGCCCAGCTCGGAGCCGTCCAATAATCCCCGGCATCCTCTCTGATTTCGGCCTTATAGCTTACAGAAGCCGTGAACCCCTCGTACTCGATCTCGAAGCCCTTATTTTCTCCGTCACAATGGTAGGTAATGTAGTTGGCGATCTCCTTTGCGAATTGATTGTAAGTGGTGGTGTTCATTGCTATTATATCTTTGGTTTGTTTTTCTGAATGCAAATATAACTCAAAATATAATACCCACCAAATAAAAAGACAAAAAAATTATATCTTCAGTATTTTTTTACCTCATTTATTATAACTACATGGAAATTTACTACCTTTGTGCGTAGTTAGCAACCATTAAACTATTGGTATATGTCGAAATTTCGTATATTGGAATTATGCAAGCAAAAGGGCATAACCCAAAAAGATTTGGCCGAAACTATCGGTATGACGCCCGTAGGTTTAGCGAAAGCCGCCAACGGTAACCCCACATTTGAAACCCTTGAAAAGATCGCCGCCGGTTTGGGCGTATCGGTTCCGGAGCTATTCGCCCCTCAACCGACGAACACGATCACCTGCCCGAAATGCGGGACGGTGCTGGAGGTAAAGGAGAGGGAATAATAGTCGCTGTTATGGGAAAGAAAACAGATCGGATAGACACCCAAAGCCTCAACAAAGCGCACGCCCTTTTCGAAAGCGGCGATATAGACCGTATCGAGGTGGGAACGGTCAAAGGGTTGCAAGATATACACCGGTATTTATTTGGCGGGCTGTATGACTTTGCGGGAAAGATTCGGACGCTGAATATATCAAAAGGCGGTTTCCGCTTTGCAAATGCCTTGTATTTGGACGCTATTCTGCCGGTGATAGAGAGTATGCCAGAAACGACGTTCGAAGAAATAATCGCTAAATACGTCGAAATGAATATCGCCCATCCATTTATGGAGGGGAACGGACGGGCCACCCGAATATGGCTCGATATGATTTTGAAAAAGCGTATTCGGCGGGTGGTGGATTGGCGTAAGGTGGACAAGGATTTATATTTGCAAGCTATGGAGCGCAGCCCGATAAACGATCTGGAGCTACGCACGCTGCTCGGCAGTGCATTGACCGACCGCACGGAGGATCGGGAGGTCATTTTCAAAGGAATCGAACAGTCTTACTATTACGAAGGTTACGAGGCATAACCAAACTGCCCGTATTTCGTATTGGCTTTGCATTTGGCTGCATTTCATTCCTCGGACATAGAAAGTATAGGCCGCACGAATAAAAGCCGTAAAATCAAAAAAGGGAGTGCACGCCCTCTGTGTAATTTAGGGCGTGTAAATCAATTAGCTACAGGGGGCGAAATGCAGTAAAAACGGAATGATCGACGGAAATAAGATACGCCCCGCCGATCATTCCAACTAAAATAACACGATATGACAAAAATGCTGCACTGCGGCGCATTATGCAAATAATCGTATTAAAAATTCGTCAGTAATGCAGCATTTTTCTCTCGTTCCTCTCGTTCGAAGCTGGCAAGGTAATTTTCCGTCGTCTTCAGGTCTTGGTGGCCGAGGCTTTCCGATATGTAGGCGATATTCGCCCCTGAACGCTTCAATACCGTAGCGAACGAATGCCGGGCGGCATAGGTAGTAATCTTCCCAACCCCGATAGCCTCCCCGATTCGTTTCATTCGAAGGTTTATTTTGGTTATAAATTCCCGCGAAACGAGCTTTGCGCGAAACGCATCCTCCTTACCTGTCAAAATCGGGAAAATATAGTTGTCTGCCTTTGGCGGATTGCCCCAGCGGTCAATAACGGCCTGCATCGGAGGGGTGACAATGGCCCGTATCGTTTTTTCCTCCCGGCTTGTACGCTCAGTCTTTTGACGGGTGAAGCAAATTTCGCCGTTTTCAATATTTTTGAACTTCAGCCTAATAAAGTCGGCGACGTTGATTCCATTACACAAGTAGAGGAACAGCCAATAATCCCGGTATTTGGCCGTTGTTTCGGTGCCATCATCATAACGGGATATTTGCCCTATTTGCTCCAAAGTGAGGGCCAATTTTCGACCGTGACCGTTTTTTATTTCATATTTTCCCTTATTGAACGGATCATCCACTGGACGAATGATCCCACAGTGTTTCGCTTCGCTTATTATAGCTCTAAGGGTTCGCATCGTAATGGAAATACTTGTCGTGTTACGCCCGATCTCTCGCTGGTGGTTCTCATATTCCTGCAACCATTTAGGCGTTACATCGGAAAACGGGATCGATTTCCCGGCAAACCGTTCTATGGAGTTTAATGTCGTCTTATATACCCACATCGTACCGACCCGTTCCGCTTGCTTCAGCCGTTCGATTTTGGCTTCGAAAGCCGTGTTTATCGTTCCGGCTGTTGCCCCATTCAACCGCATATTGAGTGTATAAAACGAAAAGTTTCCCGCATCGGTCAAATCCCGCACGAAGTCGCGCACGATATTGAATCGGGCTTCTATTTCCTCCCGAACTTGAACCAGCGACCGCAGCTTCGTAGTAGGCAGTTTGCGCCACTCCTCGACGGATAGTGTCTTGCTGGTGGTGTAATACTTCTGTTTGCGGGCGAATCCGACCTGTACTTTTACGGGATATTTCCCGTCTGCTTTGGGGCGTCTGGTGTCTAATACAGTGAACACCGAAACCGAATCTTTTGTGTATTTGAACATAGGTCAAAATTTGCATACATTGCACATACTATTTGCATACAAATTTACTAAAATAATCCGAAAATAAAAAAACAATAATTCGATCTTTAGGGAATTATTCACTGATAACCAGCATTTTTATATGAAATATAAAAATAGGGTAAAACCGATAAAATACTATATATTATTGCCTCGAAATTCTTCATACAACTACGATTCTACGGTCAGCGAATAGATGCCGTTGATTTCGGTGATAACCGGAAGTGACAGCGACTGTGCTTTCGTGAACTCTACGCCGTTAGAGTTGTCGGTTTCGCCCTTGCCCCACTGTGAAATGCGGATGCGTCCGTAGTTAGAGTAGGTGACACCCGGCTCTTGCCGCAGCTCGTTGTCGGCATAGGCGTTCTTGATGACGCCCAGTTTGCCCGCAGGTACGAACACGAGGTTCTTGTCGTTCCACGGCGAATACTCCGTAAGTTTACCGTTATCCTGAATACGGGTCATGCGGCGGATGACTTCGAATGTCGGGAATCCGTTCGAACGCATAAACTCGTTCAGGTTCGCCAGCAACAGCGGTGTGGACGACTTGTCACTACCGAATACCGCCAACTTCATCTTCTTGTTGCGGAGGATATACGACAGGCGTTTCTGCGAGAGCAGAATGCGGTCGAACGTAACTTTGTCCTGTGCAGCATCGAGGATGGCTTGAATATCCTCCAGCGTATCGACCGTATCTTTATTGCCATCCGTCCATAACGTTTTCGCGGTGGCAATGTTCTCGCTCGGCATTTTGTAGTCGATCGTACCGCGCACACCACCCTCTGGGTTATTGGACGCGTCAAACGTGAATACGCCTTTGTTCGACAATGCTCCGAGGAAGATGATGTCCAGTTTCGATTGCACGGAGTTCACGACCTTCGTAACATTGTTCCACATCAGATTGATGAGCTGCTGTGTCTTGGCCGAATCGGACAGCATCCGCGAATCGAGAATCTGCAACACCTTACGATACTCTTCGATAGGCATCGAATAAGACATCTGGTGGGTTAATACCTTCTGCTTGATCGTTTCCAGTCCCTCGGTTCCCATGATAGGCTCCTTACCTTTGGAGTCGAGCGTTGCAGCGGCGACGCTCAAATTGTACGAGCCGATCAACTCCTCGAAGTTCAGTCCGACGGTGGGGGTGTCCCAGTCGAGGAATCGCTCGTAAATATTTTGGTCGAATAGCCGCTTACGCAGTTCAGAGGCGGCATCGATGCGAATCTGCACCTGTTTAGTCAGTTCGCCGAAAATGGATGAATAAAATACTTCGTTCATTGTTTACCTCCTCTTTTACTGTCGTACATACTTGATTTCGGGGTTGTTCTTCAGGCTGTAACCCTGAAGCCATGCAGCAGGGACGGGATAGGCTACATCCTTGAGGATGATACCTGCATATCCGGCCGATACGGTCTGGAATCCGTTATTGGCGGAATAGACCATGTCGGTTTCGACAACTGCATCAGGCAGATTGTCGTCCGAGAGGACATCTACGCCTTCAGTCGCACCCGTTACGGCCGCTGCGAACGTGATCACATCGTAATCTGCATTTTTGGTATCAATGCTTTTTACGGTCGAATTTGACTCGCCGACCTTAACCGCATCTCCTACTTGGAGCATGGAACCCTTCTTGACATGTGGAGCAGTGGTTGTGCCGCCCGACAGAACACGTGCACTCTTGCATATGGAACATTCCATGTTGTCGAAGTCGAGCTTGATCGGCGTACCTTTGGGAATCTTTGTCCCTTCGGGATAGGTTCCCTTCAGTTTGAAGTCCCCCGGCAATACGGCGAACTCACCGCGCCAGAATATGGGGAAACCGCCCTTTACTTTTGTTTTTTCAAATACGATTGCCATGATTTTACGTTTTGGTTACTCTTTGTCCGGAAGTGTTTCAGCCCACGCCTTTGCGAGTTCTTTGCCCTGCGCTTCGGGCGTGGACATCGGGAATCCCGAACCTTTCCCTTCCAGCCCTGCGGTAACCAGATTTTTCTGCACGTTTGCGAGGTAGTCGCCGATCGTTTTTTCATCTGCATCGTCGGCGATGACGAATCCCTCTTTCATGCGCCACTCCGGAATACCGAGTTCTTTTGCCTTTGCGGAGATGAGATTGGCCCGGTCGTTCTTGGCCTTTTCAGCTTTCAGAGTATCGCTCTCCGCTTTGATGGCGTTGTAACGCTCCTCCTGTTGCTTCTTGTAGGCTTTGAACCACGCAGGTTCCTCATCGTCGGGTTCGTTTTTTTTGCCCTGCCCGCCCCCATTTGCAGGAGATGCCTCACTCTTTGCCTTGAGTTCGTCATACAGTCCTTTCAGTGCGTTGTACTCGGTGCGTGCACGATCAGCGTCAGACTGGAAAACTTTAAGGAAAGGTTCGACCCCGCTGACTGCGGTTTCAATTTGCGATTCATCGGTGACGGATTTTTCCAAAATGGAGGCTACTCCGTCGAGAGCCTTCGCTCCGAACCCCAAATTAGAATACTTGGTTTTCAGCGCTACGAGAATTTTCTCTTTCATGTTTTTTCGTTCTATATGGTTTCGAATAAATCATCATATTCGCACAAAAAAGGTCTGTCAGCCGACGCCAACAGACCCACTAACAATTACATGAAGGTTATATCGTTCTGCAACTGGTGGGCTGCGACTTCACAGCCTCTGCGACAAAAGTCAGTATGTTCGGCACATTATGCAAATTATTTTAAGGAAAAATTCGTTAAAAAAAGAGGAGAGCAATTCTCACTGTCGGAAAATAGCTTTATTGAAATGATTCATTCCAAAAAGTGCGAAAAATAGTGCAAGAAGGAGAGGTATCCCGCAATGGGAAATTAGATTGGGTTTGTGTCTAAATTGTGTGCCCGACTAAAAACAAACCAGTCACCTACAGGGCTGTAAGTGACTGGTTTTCTGTGTGGTGCCACCGGGAATCGAACCAGGGACACAAGGATTTTCAGTCCTTTGCTCTACCAACTGAGCTATGGCACCATCATCGACTGAAACTCGTGTGGGTTTCGAATCGTGGTGCAAAGATAGATATTATTTCCTGAAAACCAAAAAAACGACCGAATATTTTCCATCTCAGACTTTCATTTCAGGAACGGCAGGCCGGAATATCGGAAAATTTTTTCGGCCAGGATACCGGAAATTCAGGATTTTGGTTATTTTTGTAAAAACTGTAAAGATTATGAAAACAAGCAGTTTGATGATGTGTGCGCTGGTTGCATTGACAGCCTGCGGTACCGGAGTGAAGCAGAGTGTCCGTACGCCCGTCGAAATGGGCGAGCGGATCGAATTGAAGACGCCGGATCCCAAGATGGGACTGACTATCAACGAAGCGCTTGCGGCGCGCAGCTCGTCGCGCGACTTTTCTCCGGAGATGCTCTCTCTGGAGGAACTTTCGGGTGTACTGTGGGCTGCTGCCGGGGTAAACCGGGAGGATGGGCATCTTACCGCGCCTTCGGCTATGGCGCTCTATCCCATTCGGGTCTATGCTTTCCTGCCTGAAGGTGTGTATCGTTACGATTCGAAAGCGAATGTATTGAATCGGGTCATCGAAGGAGATCGTCGGGAGCTTACCGCGATGCAGGATTTCGCTTACACTGCGCCGCTCAATTTGGTGTATGTGGCCGATTACAGCGTTTATGCGGACCGGAATCAGCCGGTGGACCGCATCCGTTTCTGGTGCGCGGCCGATGCGGGCGGATATACGGAGAACGTGAACCTTTATGCCGCCGGAAACGGTCTGAAGGCCATTACACGGGGCAGCTTCAAGGAAGAGGCGCTGTTGGAGTTGCTGGGGCTCGATCCCGCACAATACGGTGTGATTCTCGCCCAGACGGTTGGCCGGTAG